ACTTGGAAGTAATGCTGCTGGTAGTTCAGTTTCTTATACAGTAGCTGCAACTAATGCTACTAGCTTTGCAGTACAATCAGGTTCTTTACCAGGAAGTGTATCTTTAAATACTTCTACTGGTGCGATTACAGGAACTGAAAGTGGAGCTACATCAGAAACAACTTACAGCTTTACAATTAGAGCTACTGATGCACAAGGTCAAACAGCAGACAGAGCTTTCAGTATAACAATAACAGTAGGAATTAATAACTCAGGACAATTTAACTAGGATAATATTATGGCAACAGGATACTTAGAACATACAGTAGGAACACCAGGCACAAATGGTAATAAAAAATTAACTTTTTCTGCTTGGATAAAAAGAGGTGGTATTGATACAGAACAATCTTTTTATGTTACTAGAACTGATGGTTCAAACTTTGTAAGATTTAGATTTCTTGATACAAATTATATTAATATAACTTCCAACACAAGTGGTACTAATTATTATGCAACAACAAATAGATTATTTAGAGATACAAGTGCTTGGTATCATATAGTTATTGCTTACGATACAACACAAGGTTCATCAGCTGATAGAATTAAAATGTATGTAAATGGAACACAAGAAACTTTTTCAGCTTCTAATTATCCAGCACAAGATGCAACTCTATATATGTTAGCAAGTGGACAACCACAAAGAATAGGTCAAGAAAGTGGTAATGCATATTTTAATGGTTCTATGACACATGTTCATTACACAGAGGGACATGCTTATGCAGCTTCAACATTCGGTGAAACAGATTCTGTTAGCGGAATTTGGAAACCGAAAACTGCACCATCAGTAACTTACGGAACTAATGGTTTCTTTTTAAAATTTGAAAATGGTGCTGCTATGGGTACAGACAGTTCAGGTCAATCAAATACATTTACTGTGAACAACTCAGTAACTCAAAATGTAGATACACCTAGTAATAACTTTGCTACATTAAATGTTCTTGCTAGTACAACTTCACAAAATGAATTTCAATATGGAAATTTAGAACATTATGGAACTTCAAATTGGACTGGTGCTGTAACAACTTTAGGTGTATCAAGTGGAAAATATTATGCAGAAGTTAAAGTTACAGATAGAGATAATTTTAGTGTAGGAATTGTAACTTTATCAGGCACAGCAATTAATAATATAAATACTAATAATAATGGTAAAGTTGGAAAATATGTTGATAGTTGGGGAATAGAGGGTTCAGGTTCTAATTTATCTAAAGGTAACAATGGTTCTGCTTCAAGTTATGGTTCAGCTTTTACTAACAATGATATTGCTATGATTGCTTTAGATGTTGGAACAGGTTCTAATGGTGCAGTTTATTTTGGAAAAAATGGAACTTGGTTTGATAGTGGAAATCCAGCAACAGGAAGTAATCCAGCATTTAGTTCTTTATCATTTTCAGACGCAGTAGGTTTTATGAGTGGATTAGAAACAGGTAGAGTACAATGGAACTTCGGACAAGGATATTTCGGCACAACACAAGTAGCTTCTGCTAATGCAGATGCTAACGGACATGGTATTTTTGAATATGCAGTACCATCAGGATATTACACACTTAACACTAAAAACATAAAGGAGTTTGGATAATGGCTTATATTTCATTTCAACCATCAGATTATTTTAATACTAAACTTTATTCAGGAACAGGTTCTTCTAATGCTTTAACAGGTGTTGGATTTCAACCTGATTGGGTATGGATAAAGTGTAGAACAGATGCACAAAATCATGCTTTATATGATGCTGTAAGAGGTGTACAAAAAAAAATATCTTCAAGTACCAATACAGCAGAAGCAACAGCTACAACTGAATTAAGTGCCTTTGGGTCTGATGGTTTTACTGTTTTAACAGATGGTCAAGTTAATGCTTCAGGACAGACTTATGCTTCTTGGAATTGGAAAGCTAATGGTGCTGGTTCTGCTAATACAGATGGTGCTATAAATTCTACAGTTTCAGCTAATACAACAAGTGGTTTTTCAATAGTAAGTTATACAGGTACTTTATCAGGTAATGGAAACACAACAGTAGGTCATGGTTTGGGTGTAGCTCCTAAAATGATTATAACAAAATCTAAAAGTAATGGAGAAAATTGGGGAGTTTATCATAAAGACTTAACAGCTAATCGTATATTACAATTAAATACAACTTCTGCTCAAATTGATACGTCATCAGAGGGTACAGTTACAGCACCTACATCAAGTGTTTTTACTGTAAACTATAGAGGTGAATATGGAAATAGTGGACAAAATTATATAGCTTACTGCTTTGCAGAGAAAAAAGGATTTAGCAAGTTTGGTTCATATACAGGAAACGGAAGTTCTGATGGTAATTTTCTTTACTGTGGCTTTAAACCAGCTTTATTTGTAGTTAAAAGATATGATGCATCAGGTGAATATTGGAATGTATTAGATAGTAAAAGAAATCCTGAAAATCCAGCAGATGATTATATTTATTGGAGTGAAAATCTTGTTGAAGGTGTTAAAACACAAAAAATTGATTTCGTAAGTAATGGAATAAAAATTAGAGGAACAGATGGTGCTTTTAATGCAAGTGGCGGATCATACATCTATATGTGCTTTGCAGAATCCAGTATCGTATCATCAAATGGAACACCAGCTACGGCAAGATAATGGCAAACAGTTATAAATTTAAAGGTGTAGCTTTAGCAACTACATCTGAAACATCTTTACTTACTGCTGGAACTAATAATAGCATTATTATAAAATCAATTAGAGCTACTAACAATACATCCAATACACCAACATTATCTATGGATGTTTTAGATAGTTCAGCAAGTACAGAGTTTACAATACTTAAAACACAATCATTAAGTGCAAATACATCAACTGAAATACTTAGTGTGCCTTTAGTTTTAGAGTCATCTGATGCTTTAAAAGCAACAGTTTCTTCTACAGACTCAGTGCATATTACAATTAGTTATTTAGATATATCTTAATGAAATTAGTACCTATACCGAATGACCTTTTAGACAAGGTTTGGAAAATAGTAGAATCAGATATTACAGAAGCTCTAGCTTTTTCAGGCAGCCATACTGATGCAGAATTTGTTTTAAAAATGTTAAAAGAAAACAGATTTCAGTTATGGGTGGTTTGGGATAAAGACGAAAAAGGAATAGACAAACAATATAACGGAGTTGTTGTAACAGAGATTGTACAAAGAAAATTAAAAAAATCATGTCATATTTTTATTATGACAGGCAAAGGCAGAAATAAGTGGCAACATTTAATTTCTGTAATTGAAGATTTTGCACAACAAAATAACTGTGATGGTATGGAAATCATATCAAGACCAGGTTGGCAAAAAATTTTACAAAATTACAACTACAAAAGAACACATATAGTTCTTGAAAAACAACTAACTAAAAAGGAAAAATAATATGTCATTTGGAGGAAGCTCAGGCGGTGGTCAAGTACAAAACCAAACAGTAAACCCTTATGCACCAGCTCAACCAGCATTAAATCAGATTATATCTGAAGCTGGTAATTTGTATAATCAAGGTGTAGCTGCATCAGGATATGTTGCACCAAGCACACAAACATTACAAGGTTTAGGCACACAAGAAACTATGGCTGGAGCTGCTAATCAACAACTAGCAGATACACTATCAGGTAATTATTTAAACCCATTTCTATCACCTATTATACAAAATGCAGCTCAGGATGCTTACACTAATGTTGCAACACAATTTAGTGGTGCTGGTCGAACACCAGGTTCACCGATGAGTCAGCAACAAGTTACTGAACAATTAGCACAGTCTGCATTACCTTTAGCTTTTCAACAATACAATACTGAAAGAGATAGACAGTTAAATATTGCACAAACATCACCAACTTTATTACAAACAGGCCAACAATTAGAAGCACTACAAAGACAACAAAATTTAGCACCATTCCAATCCTTACAACAATATGCTGGTCTTGTAAGTCCTATAGCTAGTGGCTTCCCTGTACAATCAGCACAAACACAAACACAAGCTAGTCCAGTTACAACTGCATTAGGTGGAGCTTTAATTGGGTCTAGGTTTGGTGGCACTGGAGCTGTGCTTGGTGGAATTGGTGGATTATTAGGAGGTTTATTATAATGGAAAAAATTAAAAAATATATTTTCGATTTAGAAACTAAAATAAATAACAGACCATCTAAATATATTTACATATTATTTATTATATCTGTTATTGGAATAATTTTATAATATGGCTGAAGATTACGAATCATTTGATTCTTATGGTGGAATGACCGATCAAGGCGAAGTATCGTCTGATAGTGGATTTAGTAATAATAGTAGTTCTAATACATCTTCTACAAGTAACAACAACACTACTTATAATGATTCACAAGATGATGATAAGGCCTTATCGTATGTAAACTTTGATCCAAGTACACCCACATCTTCATTAAATAATATAGGTGGCAATAGTGATAATAATGTTGGTCTTTTAGCTGAGGCTTTGCAATTAGCAAAAGTACCTTATGATTTAATTAAAGGTAATTTACCTACATCTGTTTTATCTTTATTAGGAAACAACCAACCAAAATCTATGCCTAACACAACAGGTGAAGATGGCATTGGTGAGGGTGATTATAATACCAATAGGGATGTTTTTGATACAGTTAATGAATTTAGAACTGATTATAATACTTTAGATCAAGAGCAACAAGCCTTAGTCGATCAAGAATTTTTTGATGCTGGTTATAGAACAAAAGATTTTAGAGATTTTTATTCAGGTGATACAACATTAACTAATAAACAATTTACTACACCTGAGTCAGATAATGTAAGACGATCACTTACTTATGCTCCATTTGTCATTGGTGGAAATGAAGCTCCACAATCAATGGTTAATTATTACTTTGCAAACTTAGGAAACAATGAATCTTTATCACAAGGTTTAATTGATAGTTATACAACTGCAAAAAACAACATAGCTTCAACATTAGGTCTAGTAGATAACACCAATCAATTTGGTTTTTCATCTACACCTAATTCACCTTTTACAAGAAACAACAAAACAGGTAATCCATTCTACATAGATTACATGATAACAAGAGGATTAATTTAATGACAGATGATGATAATAAAACAAAAGGTTTATTATTTAGCCCTGAAGTATTAGGAGGTATTGGATTACTTACTGCTGGATTATCAGGCAAAAGTCCAAGTGCAGCTTTTCCAAGTATGTTACAAGGTTTACAAACTGCAAATCTTTATCAAAAATATTTAAAAGATCAAAAACAAACAGAAGCATTAGGTGAGTTCACAAAAGATTTACCTAAAGATCAACAACTATTAGCTACTGCTTTTCCAAAACAATTCGTAACCAATAAATTTAAAAATGTAAAATCAGATATTAAAACTTTTAAAAAAGGAACTGATGTCGTAAGTTTAGATTTATCAAATGCATCAGACAGAGCTAAATCAAGACAGTTATTAGCTGATGGTTACACTGCATTTACACAATCAGTTCAAGGTGCTGATCTTGGTTCTTTAGATAAAAGTGGAAAATCTAAATCTCAAAAATCAATTATTGATAATACAAAACTATTAGGTCAGTTAAGAACAGAACAAGTCTTATTTGAGCCTGAGTATTTAACAATAACTGGAAAAGCAAAGTATGAATTTTTAAAGAAAAAAGATTTTGCCAACCCTAATTCATTAAAGCCTGATGAAAGAATTTTTTTAAAAGGTTATGATAAATGGTTACAAACTAACTTACAATATTTTAACCAATACAGAAAATTAATTACTGGTGTTGCTGCTGGTGAAAAAGAAATTGGTTGGTTACAATCATCTATTCCAAGTACAAAAGATTCACCTACATCTTATCAAGCTAAAATTAAAAACCAAATTAAAATTACAGAGAGATTAATTAAAAATGAAAAAACTTTTTTATCAGAAAAAGGTGTCAATGCAGTCAATGATAAAGGTGAATATTCAAAAGAATATATTCAATATTTAAAAGATAAAAAATTTCAACCAAGTATTGATGAAATAAAAACAACAATAGCTGGTTATAAAGGTGAATTTGGAAACAATAAAGATAAAATTTTTGGGTTGCTTGACATTGAATATGCTGGTGTAGATTGGCGACAAATAGCTGGAATAAAATAATGAATGAAGAAGAATTTTTTAAAAGTGTTTCACCTTTAAGTGAAAATAAAATTACAAATAATTTATCTAAAGAAAATGAATTTTTTAGTAGTATTGGTGATAATGTTCAAACAAATAATCAATCAACTACACCCCAGTCTAATGTAAACACAGCTTTAGATGTTGGTGCATCGGCTACTGCTGGTGCAGCAACTAGTCTTACTTATCTTTTAGATTTACCACAAGTTGTTAGTGACGGCTTTCAATTTTTAACAGACAAAGCATATGGTTTTGCATTTGGTGAAGATAGTTTAAAAAAAGTTAAAGATGTTAGAGAAAAATTAAAACCAGTAAGATTAGAGCCAGGTAAAGTAATTAGAGAAAATGTAATTGATAAAATATATCAACCTCAAACAACGGCTGGTGAATATGCTTTTACTGCTGGTGAGTTCGCAGCACCAGGCGGTTTATTTGGAAAAACTGCTAAAGCAAAACAATTATTTACTGCTACTGGTGCAGCATCAGGATTGGTTGCTGAGGGAGCTGAAGATTTTACAGGCAGTGAATTAGCTGGTACAGGTGTTGGTGTTGGATTAAATATAGGTTTAGATTTATTAGCTTTACGAAGAGGTAATCTTGCACAAATAGCAAAAGATATATTACCAACAGACAATATTATTAAAGCGACAAGAGATACACAAAATGCTGCAAAGGCTAAAGGTTTAAATCTTACAGTAGGTGAAGCATCTGAAGCTGCTGCTTTAAAAAGTGTAGAAGCTAATATTGCAACGCAATCCATAAACGCACAAGCTGTTGATGCTTACTATTTAACAAGACCTGATAAATTAGATACTTACATTAAAAATTTTGGTAAAGATACAGGCTTAGTTAAAAGAACTTTTACTGGTGCAATTTCAGATACAAATGTTGCAGCAAACTTAAAAAAATCAGCAAGTTTGTTACAAGCCAATAGACAAAAATTGTGGGAAAACTCAGGTGGATTAAAATTTAAAGAAACATTTTTTGATACACAACAAGTAGATAATTTAATTATTAACATAAAAAATATTGTACAAAAAAGTGATATACCTGAAGTAAGAAATGACTTAAATAAAATTATACCTTTATTACAAGCTAGTGGTGGTAAAGGTGATAAATTACATAATGTATATAAAACTGTAAATGATTTAAATTTTTCATTAAAAGGTAATATTAGTAAAACAGCTTCAGACAGATCGTTAATTGAAGCTACTGAAATTATAAAAAATGATTTATCAACAATATTCTCTGTCAATAAAGATTTTGCAAAAGCAAATCAAACATATCAAACTTTCACTAAAGCCTATTTTGAGCCATTAGAAAAATTAGGTATATATAAAAAAATCACAGCATCTAAATGGACTTCAAACATGGATACTGTTGGAAAAGTTTATAGATTACTTTCATCTGATAAAATCAATAAAATAGATGTAGCTAAAATTGCAAAAAGTTTTAATGCAACAGGTGATAAAAATGCATGGAATAAAATTGTATCTAGTTATTTTGATAATAATTTTTTAAAAGCACAAGCATCTAATCCATCCTTAAATAAAGGTATAAATTTTTATAAAGGTTTGGTGGGTTCACCTAGACAAAAAGAAAATGTAACAGAAATGTTATATCAAGTTGCATTACAAAAAGGATATAAAGGTTCAAGATCAGATATTTTAAATTCTGTTAATCAATTTGCAAAAGTATTAAGATCATCAGGTGGCTATATCAAAAGTGGTTCACCGACTGCTATTCGACAGCAAATGGCAGAAACTATGGGAGCTAATCCTATTTCAACAGTTCTAGGTAACAAAGGTAGTTTACCAATCATAGGAACAGTACAAAACTTTTTTACAACAAGAACTTATAGTCAAAATGCAAAAGCACTTTCAGAAGCGATGTTAAGTGATAAGGGTATTGATGCTTTGATTGATCTTGCTAAAAATTGGAAAGATAAAAATGCATCAATTATTTATACAAGAAATTTAGTACAAGTTGCTAAGGGTATTGAGGAGGCACAAGAAAATTAATGAAATCTCAATCTCAAAAAAATGCAGAAGAAATAATAAAATTACAAGGTGAAGTAAAATTAATTCACAACAAAATTACAACTATAAAAGACAACCATCTTGCACACATCGATAAAAAAATAGACAACATATATAAAGTCATTTGGGTGATATTCGGAGTAAGTGTAGCAAGTCTAGCAGACGTAGTAAAAACACTTCTAATAAATTAACAACAGCAGATATTGGTACAATTTCAGAACATGAAGTTATATGCCAATTAATAAAGCAAGGTTATGCAGTAGCTAAAGCTGTATCACCACAATGCTTATTTGATTTAGTTGCTGTCAGTCCATCAGGTAAAATTAGACTTATAGATGTAAAAACATCTAGTTATAGAAAAGTAAAAAGAACTATAGATAAATCTAAATTTAAAAAAGGTTTATACAGAATTAACAGATCCCCAACTGCCAAACAAAAAAAAATAAACGTAGAAATTTATTATAACGAAAAATGAAGCTCAACTCAGACACAAATATCGGTTTACCTATCAAGAATCTTTTAGGTTTGATTTTTTTTATTTGCACAGGTTTATACGCATTTTTTACAATTCAAGAACGGCTCAACAAATTAGAAACAGCAGATACCCTTTTCCAAGCTGATCTTCTTAAAAAGGCAGAACAAGAACCTAAGAACTTAGAAATGTATATGTTGATTGAACACCTTGCTGGTGAGATTGAAACTATACAAAAAGAAATACAAGAGAGCAGATATAACAAAGTAAACATAGATCACCTTAAAGAACAAATAGATATGTTACAGAAAAAATTTAATGGAAATCACTAATTATGGTTGCAGAGATTATTGCATTACTAATGATCGTAGATCATCAGATCAAAGAACACAGAATCCAAATTGATCCAAATACAGGAAAACCATCAATGTCAATTTGTTTAAAGCATAAAAGAGAAGCAATAAGAACTATCAAAGATGGCATAGAATATAGATGCATAGTATCTGAAGCAGAACTAGAAAAAAATATAGACGGATCTTTAACTATCAAAAAATTAATAATGAAATGAAAAAGATTATAGATTTCATTGAAAAATTAATTCTCAAACTCATAGGCTTCAAATGAAAAAAAAAATAAAATTACTACTACAAAGATTCAACTTTTGGCATCGATATGTAAACTGGCTATTTAGCAAAAGGTGTAAATGCAAGAAGAAAAAATGAATGAAGTAAAAGAATCTATTAAGACACATGAGGGATATAGAAATAAAGTATATCTATGTAGTGAGGGTAAAAGAACAGTCGGATATGGTCATCTATGTGTAGAGGATCATTGGGAAGATGATAAAGAATATGAGAAGTCTTACCTTGATGAAATCTTTGATAAAGATTTTGAAAACGCATTATATAATAGTCGCACACTAATAAGCAATAGAAATATTAATTTTATTGCACAGGGTGTTATTTGTGAAATGGTTTTTCAATTAGGCATAGGTAATGTTTCAAAATTCAAAAAAATGTGGGAGGCACTAGACTCTGAAAATTATGAGGAAGCTGCTAACCAAATGCTAGACTCTAGATGGCATAAGCAAACACCAAACAGATGTGAGTATCTAGCAAGTAAAATGAGAACTTCAAACAAATGATACACTTATTAGGTTTTTTAAAAAATCCATTATTTAAATTAGTAGCTGATAAAACTATTGGAGCTATCAGTCATAAATTAGAAAAAGATAAAATTATAAAAGCTAAAGAAATAGAAGCTGCTAAGACTGTTTCTGTTGAGCAGATAAAACAACAAGAACACTCACTAAAAGATGAGTGGCTTACATTAGTTTTTTCAGGAATTATTATTTGTCATTTCATACCAGCCTTACAACCAGCTATGAGTACAGGTTGGGATATTTTAACAAAGGCCAATGACTATTTTTGGATTATTATTTTAACAATTGTAGGTGGATCATTTGGTATGAATCTAACTAATAAGATGAAGAAAAAATGAAAGTAGCTTTAGTAATGATCATTTGTAGTCAGATTGCTGGTGAGTGTATGCCACCTCATTTTATGAAACATCATGATAATTTCTATGAATGTTTAATTGGTGGTTATGAAGAAGCTCTCAATAAAACAAAAGAAATTGGAAAAACTGAAATTGTTAAAAATGAGATTATAATAAAATTTAATTGTTACTACGACACTAATTATAAAAAGCAAGGTGTGTAGATGAAAGGCTTTAAAATTGGAGTCCATAAATCAAGATCAGGTGGATTAACAAAAAAAGGTGTTGCAAAATATCGAAGAGAAAATCCAGGTAGTAAACTTAAAATGGCAGTTACTACTAAACCATCTAAATTAAAAAAAGGATCTAAGGCAGCTAAGAGAAGAAAATCTTTTTGTGCCAGGATGCTTGGTATGAAAAAAAGAAGAACTTCAGCTAAGACAGCTAGAGATCCTAATAGCAGAATTAACAAAGCACTTCGAAAGTGGAACTGTTAATCACATCAACTAACTTAAAGGAAAAATATGTACTACAGCAAGAAAAAAACTAAAAAGAAAAAAGGTAAGAAAAAAGGCAAGAAGAAGTAATGCCATACTCTAAATATAGTGCTAAACAAAAAAGACTAGCAGCCGTTGCACCACCAAGACGAAAAATAACTGGTGCTGATCTTAAAAAACTTAGCAAGAGAAAAAAGAAAAAAGGTAAAAAGAAATGAAGTCTAAAACTGTAAAACCACCAAAAGGTTTTCATTGGATGAAAAAGGGTAATTCCTATTCACTTATGAAAGGTGCTTACAAACCCCATAAGGGAGCTGTAAGAAATGCAAAATTTAAACTTCAAAAAATACATAGAGGATAACATGGCAAATATACCAACTAATAAAAAATTATATTCAAGAGTGAAGTCAGAAGCGAAGAAAAAATTTAAAGTTTTTCCTAGTGCATATGCTTCAGCTTGGTTAGTTAGAACTTATAAAAAAAGAGGTGGCGGTTATAGAACTGCTTAATTAAATGAAAAGATCAGGTGGCCTGTCAAAATGGTTTAGTCAGAATTGGGTTGATATAAGATCCAAAAAAAAAGGCGGTGGCTTCAAGAAGTGTGGCAGACCATCTGCTAAAGGTTCAAAACGAAAATACCCAAAATGTGTCCCAGCTAGTACAGCAGCAAGAATGACATCAGGTCAGAGAAGATCTGCTATTAGTAGGAAGATAAAAGCACAGAAGAATCAAAGAGGTAAGAAACCAGCAAGAGCTAAAACTTTTGCTTAACAGATTTGGAATCCAACTTAATTTCTTTGTAGGTTGGATATAAGTAATGGGGTAACCATTGGGCTAGGGTGGGCAAACTTCTTGCACTGTGTTTCGATTAGGTTGCACAAACATAATTGTGCCATAGTGCAAATAGAAGTGCAAAGTAAGATATATAAAGAATAATTGGCTAAGGCTATTGATTACAAATCAATTGCTCTACCAATTGAGCTATAAGGGCAAATTTAATAATAGGCTTTTACAACGATTTTGTTGTAAGAGCCATTTTTTTTATGCCTGTTATAAACCTTAAAATTGTAAGTTTCAACTAAGCATAGTGCAAATATAGTGCAAATTGTACAGCATTTACTGTGCATAATACCTATTGATTATTATTGACAAATGGCAACTCAATTGCTACCTATTGTATATTGATTAACATTAAAAAAAAGGACTGAAAATGACTAATTATTATTTATTAAAAAAAGACTCAAGTAATATGTATCAATTTGATGACTTTTATATAATTAAAAAAGATAGCAGCAGAATATATGAAAGAAAAAACAAAGGATACCAAGTTAGAACTTACAAGCAAAGATTTGATAATGATAGGGATGCTATCAATTTTGCAAAAAAATATTTTGTATCTTTAAAGAAAAATCCAAAACCAATTAAGATAAAAATATACGGACATAAATCTCAATTGATGGGTTCTTATATTTTTGGAAAAGATAAACCTTTAAAATTTACAGAAAAAGAATTGAAGAATGGTGATGGTTATTTTAACAAAGATGGTACACCATGTATGAAAGACCATATGTATTATTGGTATTTAAAAAATAAAATGTGGGATGAAGCAAGAAAATGTATAGGTCGTAAAATACCAAATCGAAAGGCATATCTTAAATCTAAAAAAGAAATTTTTGGATCTAAAAATGATTTGACAGCATGGCAAAAGTTTAAATTAGAATTTTCTCATAAACCCACAAAAGATTTATTAAATATAAAAATAAATGAAAATGCTGAAATGAAATGGCAGTGGAAAAATAATGAATGGTTTTATGAATCAGATCTTTATATTTTTATAACTAGACTGTTAAAACAAAGGAGGTCAGTATAATGCCTAATATAAAAAAAAGAAAATGGGGCAAAGGTAGCTGGGCTTGGTATTACACTTGGCAAGAGAATGGTAAATGGCAATCTGTTCAAAGTAAGAATAAAGAACATATTAAAACACAAGTTCAACAAATTGAAAATAGATTAGAAAATTTTACTCATAAAAATGTATTACCTTTATTTGATGCAGCTAATGATTATTTCAATGTTGGCCAAAACAATAAGCTAAAAGAACAAGATATACATATTGGTCATTTGCTTGATGAAAAGTCTATGTATAAAAACCACATAGAAACATTAGGTAATATAAACCTTAAAACAATAGATACTACCTGGATAAAGGACTTTATTAAACAAAAGCAGCTAACACATAAAACACCCTATATTAAAAAGATATTTCATGTATTTAAGAAAATCTATGCAACTAATATAGCTAAAGGTTATGCTAAAAGTTCACCATTTGTTATTGAACATTTTTGGGAAAAAAGAAGATCTAAATATAAAAGAGCAACAATAGACTTTAATGTTTGGAGCTTCAGTAAGCTGCAAGAACTGATTAGTCATGTACAAACTAAGCCAGTACAAATGATATTTAAGCTATGTACTGAAACAGCTTGTAGGCCTAGTGAAGCTAGAGTAGCTAGTCGTAAGAACTTTATGCTCTTAGCTAATAATCCATATTATAAAATTACTAATTCATTAGATAGATATAAGAATATCAAAAGTACAAAAACTGAGAATGGTGTTAGGGATGTTTCAATAGGTGTAGATTTTAAAGATGAGATTGTAAGTTATATGAATACTTTACCTAAAGACCAAGAGTATTTATTTTTAAATTCAAGAGGTAACTTTATAGATCTTAAAAGAATGACGACTGAACTTAATGCAGCTCTAGCTATAATGAAAAATAAATATAACCTAGATCCCTTTGTAAATCGAAAGACTTATATGTTCAGACATTGGACTGCAAGTAAGTGGGCATATGATGGTGTATATGATAATGCTTTTGATTTGACTGAAGCTCTAGGGGACTCCGATAGTAATTTTGTTTATAAGACTTATATTAAGGCTTATAGAAAAAACCATAATAATCCTAAAGTATCTAGTTATAAGGATAAGAATAATAAGTGGTCAAAGCCTGTAGATAATACCCTTTAAACGCATTTTAAAGCCTGTACAGTGGCCTAGCTCAGAAAAGCTAGGGCTTGGTCAGGGAGGTTTTATGACTAAACCAATACCAAGCCCTATTACAACTACACAGATTTATTCTGTGCATCTACATCAACGTATTCCGAACTTAGTCTAGGATTATTAGGAGTCGGAACTTGCCCCAATAATATTTTATCAGGTTTGCCACCCTGAATTTCTTGAACTGGTATAGATAAATATAATTGTACAAGCTGAGGTATTGAAACACCTAAGCCTTTAAATAAACAAAGCATTGTAAATCCTGAACAACTATTATTACCTTTTTCGTATTTTTGAATCTGTTGAAATGTTTTTGCTATAATTTCTGAAACATTACTTTGAGTAAGTATTTTACCTCTATCTACTCCTTTCATGAGTCTTTTTGAACTAAGCATTAATCCAACTTTTTTATCGAAGTCTTTATGTTCTTTTTCAAATTGTTCCTTATCCATGTGTCCTTTCATTTGAGGCAAAAGATCCCTAGCAGTTTTTTTACAACCGACAATTTAATTACAAGTTACTTACTTTTCTCTTGCATCTAAATTTTCTTTTTCAATTATTCGTCTATAAGTTTTTTTATAATCAGTATAACCTTTAAGGCTTTTTACACATTGTCCTGAATTTTTTTTATCCATGACTTTGTTATGTGCCTTGTCTAGTTTTTGATACAGACGAAGAGTTGAGTTGCTGCTCATCTTTTCCCTTTATTAATTTAGTATTAGAACTTCCCCAGCTTAGTCCCAATACTGTTACTTTTGCATCTTTGCTAGGATTATTTGTTTCTGCTGCTTGTTGAACAGAATCAAATTCTTTTGTTGCTTTAACTTCAGCATTACCAAGCCATGTCTTTAAACATTTACCAGGTTTGAGATCGGTCATGAATTGGATACTCCTTGTTAAATTTTCTTGAACTTACAGAATCTAATTGATTTGAATTTAATCTAATTTTTCTATGAGCTGAATTACCAAAATCAATAAATCCTAATGCTCTTAGCTCCTGTAAAATTTTACCAGCTCTACTTCTTGAAAATCTAAATTTTTTTGCAATTTCAATTTGAGTAGGGCTATATGATTTTTCTTTAATATACTTACCAATATATTTTAAAACATCAGATTTAATCTGTGAAAAATAAATATACTTACCATTACCATTTAAGCTCTCTGTCATGTCTTATCCTTAAATAAATCCTCAACATTAGTTGAACCAACATCTGCCATTTTGTGACCCTCTTTTTTAAGGCCTTGTAATTTTTCTAAAAGTCTAATTAAATATTTAATAGCTTTTTTTACATCCATAATGGCTTTGTCTAATGTCAATCCACCCTTATAACCAAAACGAAATAAATGCTTGGCTGCTGAACCTTTTAAATAACCAATCTCTTCTTCATCAGTCATTTGTGATCCAATAGCATCCCAAGTTTCTATTTTATCTTTTTTATAATGTTCAGGATTATCGCTTTCGTACATTAAAATGGTGCTTTCTGTTGTTTAGATTTATAAGGTTTACTTATTCTAAGATGTGGATTTGGTTTACCCTCTCTCATCGCATTACCCCAAAAAGTTATGTCAGCAACTGTTCCAGCTTTAATTACAATATCTTCTTTAAATGTAAAATTGTTAAAGCTATGTGTTGGAGCTTTTGGGTTTTCGCTTTCATTTTTAAAAACATTAAAATAAATGTCTTTTTCTTGTTCAGCCATTAGTGTTCCTTTTGTTTATATTTTCTTTTGTGTCGATGTAAGTTTGCTGTAATTTTTCATGTAAAACCGAACTGTATGTTGGTAAATATTCTAAATCCCCACCATATTTTTTTAAATAAGGCTGCATTTTATCTTCAAAGTTTTTTTGTGTTTTTGAATTTTTAGACTCAGTTTCTAATATTTTTTTAAATATATTTACAAAATCATTTGGATTAGCAAATACTGGTTGTTGAATTTCTTTTTTTTTGGTTTCAACTTTAACAGGTTCAACATTTATTTCCTCACTCACTTCATCGTCTGAGTAAACAAAACCATGTATGCCAATTAATTTTAATATTGCTCTATCTATAGCTCTCTTCTCTGCCATAGCATAAGGATAAGCATTTTTGTTATTTTTAGGTGATGCTTCACCATATGTTATAACTTTTGCTTTGCCTAAACTTGCTGTACATTTTATCGATACAACACCATTAGAAGAGTCTTTTTCTACTTCACTTAATTCATTTATTATTACACCTTTATGCTGACCAGCAATTTCTATGTATCTATGTTTCATACAAACTGCTGAGTGTTTTTCCCATAAACAATCTTTAGGATTAAATTTTAATTCTGCTAAAACTTTTTCTACAACTGGATCTATTCTCACATTACCCCTTTATTTCTATATTGATTAACTTGAATTTTTTCTAAATCATTTACTTTTTGTTTTAGATATTTATTTTTTTTAACTTCTTGCTTATAAAGTTTCTCATAATTAATTTCAGTAGTATCTTTAAAAGTTGAGTCTGATGTAACGTCTAAATTGTAAACTTCAATATCATTAGCAATCATAAACACTCCGAAATTTTTTAATAAATTCTACTGGTACAGTTTCCCACCAAAAATCTTTTTTTTTAATATTTGAAAAGTCAGGCTTAATCATTGAGGCTAATTTTTTAACATCACCATTAGCTACCTGTAATTTAGCTTGCCAAGTTTTTTGTATAGCAATCAATTCTTTAAAATATATATTTAAGTTTTTATCTTGTAGATCCTCACAATTATCAGGTGTAAAACAAATCCAATCTACATTAGATGCATATATTAATGCTGGTATTTTATTACACATTTTTCTATATAAACTCATCTGCATTAAGTCTGAATGAAATGGCCTTTTAGGAACAGATTTATTTGAATAAGTATAATCACCTATTCTATTTGTATTAGACTTTGTATTTTTTTTTGTTGTTTTTTTTAATGGACTAAATTTAACTGTGCCAAAAACATTCTTTAAATCAGCAAAATGTGTTTCACCCTCCAAATCAATATAACCATTCCAATAAATATTAATTTCATCAGTCCAAAAAGTATATTGAGTTTCATATTTCCAGGTTTGTTTAGGTAATGTAGCAATAGCTGCTAAATGATTTTGTATATATTTTTCTGAATTATCTACAACAAAAGTGTTTTTATATTTATCTTTTTCATCAACAGCTTTATGTAAACTTGCTTCATATTTCAAAGATCCTTTTTTAGCCATCTATAACCTCCTTAATAGTTTTATTTTCACAAACTATTTTTTGAACGGCTGTATGAATATGAGTACCTAATGAGAAGTGACAACGACTTGGAATACTTTTTTTTTCATCTTTTGTTAAAATGATTCGCTGAAACAAACGAACATCATCAGGAAGTTTATTTTCTGAAACTGAGGTATGAGGTATATTAAATGCCTTATACTCATCACCAATTTTTTTTAAAAAATTCATGTAACTGATTCTTATATCAATATACACCTAAAAGCAACCCAATCTACATTTGAAAGCAATTACTATTTTTTTAGAAATTTTCCTGTGATTAATTTTGCAGACCAAGCTAAATCACAATTTGAAACTATAGTTTGTATTTTTTTACCAGTTACAATATCCATTGAATCAAAATCATAATAACCATCACCTTTAGGGTTTAACCAACCATAATGTATTTTTTTAGTTTTTTTGCATTGACCAATACCAAAATTTCTATCTGCTTCATGGCTAATAGTATTGCTATAATTATAAAAGTGATGTGCATTAGTTAAAACTCTTCCTTTATGAACTAATGATTGACAATTAGACAAATCTGTATCTTCAACCTCAACTTGATATTTTCTCTTTTTAGAATACATAATTACAGTTCCGTTATCTATTGTTTCACCAACTACATTTATTAATATCTTTTCACCCAAAAATTGTTTGGGATTAATAATATTATCACTTAGTTGTTTAGTATTGTTAAACATTTCAGCTAATAATTCAGCTAAATCTGTAGTTTCAAAATTGTGTGATTTTGATGGTTTAGAGTTAATTTTTCTATTAAGTTTTATTTCTAAATTTCTCACTTCTGCTGAATGATTCTTTTCAGCATCAATAATTTTAGCTGTATCTGATCTACCTTTACCTAGATATATTTTAATTAGTTGTAATAGATTTTTGTGCCTAGTTTCTTTTAAATTTTCTAGTACATCTTTTTTAAATACTAATTTCATAGCTTCTTTCCACTCTGTATTACTGATCATAACACCTCCTTAATAATTCTGTAAAATAAAATTGTATCGATTTTGTTGCTTCCATGTTGCCAATCTATAACTATTATTAATCGTTTTGCAAGGGTTATTTATTAGTGTATATTTGATATAGATTCACTTATGAGATTACCCAGTTTAATTAACTACAAAAATAGTAAAATATCACTTAAATATATGGATAAACCGACAAGTGATAAGGAAAAAGCATTAGGTATTTATGATCCACATATTAGAACTATTCTAATCTACAAAAATTTAAATAAAAAAGAATTATTAAACACAGTTTTACATGAACTGATTCATTTAATTGGCCATAGATCTAAATATAAAATTAGAAATTTTTCTGAAGAAAAAGTTTGTAATATGGTTGGTGATGAACTTGGATATATATTTTGCAAAAATCCACAAATAGTTAATTTTATAAAAAGGTGTACCAATGATTAAATTTAAAATTCTAGGTATAGCTTTAGTTTTTACCATTTTAATTTCAACAACAATAGCAACTACATCTGATTACAAAACTTTCTGCAATAAATATTTATTGTGGTCTAAAACTTATGAGGGTTGGTTGCAAGATGAACACTGTCGTTGAATTAGAATTTTACGAAATACATACTGCTGCATTAAATGGTGTTAGTCGGTGTATTGAAACATTTAGGCATAAACAAAATTGGGGGCATGGTTATAAAAAAGATATGTTACATCAGTTTTCAGACTCAATACAAGGATCTTTAGCTGAACAAGGTGCTGCTAAATATTTTAAGACTTATTATAGCTCCCATGTAAATACATTTTCTCAACCTGATTTAATGGTAGATGATAAAAAAATACAGATCCGTTGCCAAAAGAAAAAAGATAGAAATTTTTTAATTATTAGACCCAATGCTAAACCTGATGAATATTATGTTTTAGTAATTAATGAATGTCCGAAAATGACAATAGCTGGTTGGGTTTTGGCAAGTGATATTTTAGGTAACGAAAAATATCTTACAGATTTTGGCATTAAAGATAGACCACCTGTTTATGGTGTGCCAATTACAGATTTAACATCAATGGATAAATTTAATGAAAGAAAAATGTTGTGAATGTTTCATAGTTAAAGGTGATGTGTTTTACGAAGATAAATATTACTGCACAATATGCTTTATGAGCTACACAGCAAAAGAAAAAGATAAAAAGGATGCAAGAACAAAAACAACAGAAACCGAAGAGAATTAAATTAGAGCTAACTTTAGTTGAAGCTAAACATTTAGAAAAAGCCATGCATTACTATTGTTTAGATAGAGAAATTCTTACTTATTCAGAATCGCAATCAATACCAGTTAGAAAAATATTAGTTATTTTAAGAAAAAAAATGGGTTGGACTGATGAAATGGCCAAAAACAGATGATAAAATTTCCACAAAAAAAATATAACATTATTTATGCCGATCCAGCTTGGCATTTTCAAAATTATAATAATGCTAATGCACAAACAAATCCTGAAAATCATTATAAAACAATGACTATGAAAGATATAGGCAACTTACCTATTAATGAAATAGCTGGTGACAATTGTGTCTTATTTATGTGGTGTACTGACCCCTTATTAAATAAACAAATACCAGTTGTTGAAAAATGGGGGTTTACTTATAAAACAGTAGGATTCCATTGGGTCAAGACTAATAAAGATAAATCTAAAAATTTATATTTTAAATCAGTAGGATATTGGACTAGAGCAAATAATGAAATATGTATATTAGCAACTAAAGGAAAACCAAAACGCATAGGTAAGAACGTAGATAGGTTAGTTGTTGCAGATCGAAGAGAACACAGTAGAAAACCTGATTGTATAAGAGATCGTATAGTAGAATTATGTGGTGATTTACCTAGAATTGAACTCTTTGCTAGACAAAAAACACCAGGCTGGGATGTTTGGGGTAATGAAATATGAGTTGGTCGTTTGAAAAAGTCGATATATCTGTTTTGGATGACAAATTACTTAATGCCAATGAAAAGCTCATACTAATACTTTGCAAAAGATTTAAAAATGCTCCATCAGGCATAAGATTGACTCATAAATACTTTATGGATCGAACTGGCATAAAAGATTACAGAACATTGGTAAAATGTTTAGACCGATTAGTATTACTTGGATATTTAGCTTTTCATCAGCCACAAAAAAACAGGGCTAATAAATTTACTTTTGACAGAAATGAGATGAGAGAATTTGTTGTCAGAAATGTGGCAAAAAGAAAAGCCCAGTCTAAAGCTATGAAAGATTTACAGAATAGAGTCAGGCAAAAAAAGGTACAAAACAATGTGTATAAACTTGTTAAGTAACTGCAACCTGAACCTACAAAAATTGCAAGACCATACCTACAAAAAATGTAGGTCTATAAGAGAGATATATATTAATAGAGATATAGGATGAGTGATAAGAAAAAGAAAATAGATGTAAATAATATTATGAAGCATTTAGTTAAATCTTCAAATTTTAACTATATGTTGGCTAAAGCTAGAAGAATTAAAGATAGAAAAAGCTATGATACTTCAAAAGAGATAAAATTGATGAGGAAAAAATTGGGTACGCATAGTTTCGGGCAATATCTTGCTAAGACAATGGAAAATGAAGATAAGCAAAATGACTATAAAAGTGGTGGAGCTTATAAGGCCATGTTGAAGTTGTTTGCTAATGCCAAGACCCAAGAAGATAAGAACATTGACCCTGAATATTCTAAAAAACTTAAAAAATTCTTTAAAGGGGAAAATGATTGAGCTAAAAGATCCTGTAAGTATTCAAGATTT